AATGTTGATACAATGGGACAATGGACTAAAAGTGTTGGTACTAGTGAATAATCATCTGCTACAATGCTGCTACAAGCTGCTTCACGCTGTGACAAAGTCCCTACGCGCGCGCGTAAAATGGTTTTTGAAAAAACCCTGTTTAGGTAATATAAAACCTATGGATAATTATGTTTAGAAATAAGAAATCAAAATACCGACACGTCAAGATTGGGAAGAAGACTTATTATTTTTATAAGATTTCTTGGGTCGATATAACGGGGGACGCAGGCCATGCGACACTAGAAGAATTTGATAAGTTCGAATGCAGCAGAATGACAACACATGCATACATTTACAAACGAACTTCCAAATTTGTTTGGACATTTGCTTCATATGAAGAAAAAGATGTTTCATTCTCCGATAGGAACATATTTCCTGTAGGATGTATAGTTAAAACCGAGAGAATTTTAGTGTGAATTCTTTTTACTTGGTACCGGGCAGTGATCTTGTAATTCTGGTTTGTCTTTTACTTTCTGTTTCAGTTCTTCAACTGATATACCTTCTAGAATTGGGGAGTAATCGTCTATTATGGTTTTCATTCTTGATTCTAGTTCTTCTGTTGTTAGGTCTTCGAGTTTGCCAGTCCGTATTATCTTCTGTTCAATATACAAACCCGCCGCTTTCCCTCTTGCAACTTCCGCATTAACCGCGGCTGACCAAGCTCCCTTCTTAAGAGCTTCTTGTCTAATTTTACCTAACTCTGAAATATGCCTGTCAAAAGTAACTTCATATTTTTTCTGCCACTCTTCTCTAAGCTCTCCAATGTATTTAACTACAAGCGGGTAGAGTTTTGGATTCTGTAATTTGCTGGCGTATTGTCTAGCAGAGTCTTTGCTAAACCCTGCATCGATTGCACACTCAGTCGCTGTCTTTCTGCCTTCGTTCGTTATCAGTTCGTAGGCAAACCTCATCTGCTGATCGGTCAGCTTCTTTGGTAGTCCCATTTTTAAATATCCTATCGTAATTTTCTTTGTATTGTTTAGTGGGAATTCTTGATCGTCCGTCCCATTTTTCCTTTTTAATCATACTTGAAATATACTACAACTTAGGTTATATTGCAACTTATGTTTACTGGAAAGTTATTAAGACAAGCATTAGATAAATTTTTAAAAGGTGAGGTAGCAGGAAACGCTAGAGTTCAAGTGGTGCTGCCGAATGGTGAATTTTATGACATCGTTGGAATTGATTTGATGGAGAATAAGATTATAGGAACTCGTGAGACTCATAGATTAATTTTAAAAATTGATAAAGAAAAATGGAAAATGGGTCAGGTTATTAAAAAACTTTCTTGACAATCTAAGGGGGTGTTGTAGTGAAACCAGAACGTAAACTCTGGTATGATCTTAAGAAAAATTCGACAACAATTAGCTGGACAAGGCTTGAAAATAGTGCTGCATTTGGCACTCCTGACTTATTGGGTTATAATTGTGGCGGCCACTTTTTTACCGTAGAGCTTAAGGTCACTAGAGGAAACACAGTTAGCTTCTCTCCGCATCAAATCGCGTTTCACGTGAAACATCCAAACAACTCATTTATTATGGTTAAGGCCCTCAGCCTTAACCTTGTAAAACTTTATGAAGGAAAGTTTATCAAGGAGCTTGATGCTTGTGGCTTGAAGCTTGAGCCTTGCAGCTTGGGGCTTGAAGCTTGCGTCAGGACTTTTGAGAACCTGAACTAGGTTCTGGTTTACGCTTGTCGCTTGAAGCTTGTCGCTTCCGCTTGTGGCTTGAAGCTTGACGCTTCTGCTTGTTGCTTGCAGCTGCTTGTCGCTTCATCTCTTCAAACTCTTTGAGCCACTGGGGCGTTAAAAAATTTTTAATCCTGGCCATTGTTAGTGTTTACCATATGCAATGTTTTTTACTTCAGGATTCCAGCATGCCCGGCAATCACCGCAAGCGTTGTCTTGTTCAGGGGCTGGACAAGTCCGGCCGCTGGTAACTACCGTTGAAGTGTTGTCCCATCCTCCAGCTGCCGCCTGGTCAACCATTGGCATGCTAAATCTAATTACTAAATTGTCTGGACATTCTGGCAGGAAGTGCTTGACCCACGCTTCTCGCGTTGGCATCCAATGCTTAACTGTAGGTGTCAATTTACATACAGCAAAAATTTTTAATAGGTGTTCTTCGTCTTGAACATCGCCTGAATCATGCCATCTAAATTCTTTTGATTTTTTTGAATTGATCAACAGCGCCATAGCTCCAACCCAGAGCGGGCTCTTAGTACTGGCCAGGCGTTTGTATTGAGCGTCCTGAACAACTTTAAAAACATAACAACCTTTGAGTGCATAACAATTGTAACAAACTGAGTCTTTAACCTGCCGGAGCTTGGATCCTGTTTTACATTCTTTCGCTGGTAGACCATAGGCCCATCCAGGCATCTTAGAAGGCTTGCTCAGGCCTCCAACCAGTTTCAATGCTTCACTTGTTTTCATATTAGGATAATCCTATAATAGAATTGTGGCAACAATTAGACAAAATAAATAAATTTTTTTCTTGACATCTCCTAAATTATCCTATATAATAGGGGCGGGCGGCCGGGGAATATATATTCATTAAATACAACCTCAGGTTGTGCTTGTAGCTTGGAGCTTGGCGCTGCTTGGGGCTTGGGGCTTGAAGCTTGTAGCTTAGAATCATTCTAAAGAAAAATTTTTCAGGTTGTACAACCTGAAGTTGTACAACCTATAGTTGTCCTGTGTAGGCGGGGCTTTATTCTGCAGAAGTACTTACCCATGCTCCAGAGCATCGCGACCTAAACTATAGCGGTTAAAATCCCGCAGTTACAACTAATTCTCTTCTTCATCTGCATATGCTGTGATGTAATCTCCCAGATTCATTTTAACCTGCATCATTGCTTCATTGCAGGCTTCTTCTTCATCCTCTGCATCAAAAACTAAATCAAAGTTTTCAACCCATTTCTCATCTACTTCTAATGATACTCTGTATTTTTTAGTCATTAGTTTGCTTTCTTTGCATTTCCACCTTGGACTACAACATCATCTTTTGAGAACTTTTTCATTAATAGATCTCCAATTTGTGAGATCATCTTAACCTCTGCATGTTTTTCGTGTTTGTCTTTGTATTTTATATATTCCTTGTTCAGCGTTACAGGCTCAAATTTAGAGTGGTACCAAATACCACCATCATAAGAGTTTTTTAGTTTTTCTGTAGGAATATATTGAGAAGTTGAAACATGCCATTTATTATTTTTGAATATATAAATATATTCAATATGACAGTCACCTCTCATATTATACATATACATCCATTCATCTCTATAGGTTCTGGCTTTGTCCTCTTCTCTATTCCAATCACGACCATAAAAACTACACTCATCAATGGTATCACCTAAATAAGATGCATCTCCATGTTCAAATAATAGTTTTGCAAGTTCACGATTGTTGTAATGATCAACCAGGCATTTACCAACACCATAAGGATAACCATCACTATGGACATAGATAACTTTCACCTTCTTTGTCTTTGGGTCTTCTATTGCTATATTACTTCTTGTACTCATTTTTTTCTCCTTGGTTAAGTTTCGGGAACACACTCTTTACAAACTAATTGCATATGCTTTAGTCCACTAATAATGTGTTCCCGCAACTTTTGGCGGGCATCTAAACAAGTAGCCCGCCAAAAATATTATTTAAAATGGAATTTCTTCATCAACTCCATTTTCTTTTTTAACTTCTTCTTTAAGTTCTAAAGGTCTTCCGTTAGCATTTTGAAGAAAATAAATAATTTCTTTATTATCATTTAATTGTTCCAGCGCTAATAAGTCTCTAGTAGCCGAAGTTAAATCAGAATATAGTCTGTCTTTATAAATTGAAAAAGATTTTGGAGAATTGTACCATTTTCTTTGTTCAACTATAAAAAAACCATCTTCTAAGTTTATTTCAGTTTTTATTTTTTCACTCATGCCATTAGGATACTATAGGACTATGGCATAACTAAGGCAAATACAAAAATATTTTCTACCTGCAGTTGAGCGCCTGCGACAAAATAGTTCTTGACTTATCCTAAATTATCCTATATAATATAAGGGTGGAGTGGGCGGGCTAGTAAGGGCTATACAACTATAGGTTGAATTTTTTTTAAATAAAGATTTGACAATATACATAAAATAGTATAGGATATTTATATATGCAAAACAAAAATAATAACCTAACTTATTGGTGGAACTTACCGATTGATGAGTTAGAAGAAATGGCAGACGAAAATGGTAAGATAAAAAAACAAGAACAAGAAAAAGAAAGCGAGGAAGAAAACAATGAGTAAAATAAGAATGAATACTGAATTCAGAAATAAAATTTTGAATAGGTATATTGAAAGTGCAGAAACAGAAACAACACAAGAGCAACAAGCTTTTCTTCAAGCTAGAGAAAAGGTTGATGAAATATACCCACAGGCTTTTGAACTTGCAACAAGAGTTGTTGAAAGAGCATATCCAGAAGAAGATGTTGATACTTGCAAAAGTTTAAAACAAAAATATGGACAACCTTTAGATGTTGTAGCAAAAGATAAATGCTTTTATTTCTCTTATGCAAAAGACCAATTAGAAGAAGATGAAGATGAAAGAGATAGAAATATATCTGAACATTTTGATTTTGGTTTATTTGGTAGTACAGGCACAAGCGAATATAGTGATGATACAGGAAAACAATTTGCTTATGCTTATAAAAGAGAAGAACTAAAAGCAAAAGACTGTAATCCAGATATACTTGCACAACAAAATGGCAAGGAAGATAATCCACATAAAACTAAACACATTGACGCAAACGACAAGGCACTAGGGTATTCAAGATATTCTAGTTATAATTCTGATAATGATAATTCAGTTGGAATGACAAGAGAGTTTGATAGTCAATTTTATTTAGATATTATTGGAACATCACATTGTCGTTCAAGAACTATTGCTTGTAATAAACAAGAGTTTCAAGTTTTCCAAATGTTGAAACAAGCAAAAGCAAATGTCATTACTTGTCATCAAAAATGGATTGATAGTATCGAGAAACAAAAACAAGCTATGAAAACAGGATTGAAAGCTTATAGATATTTAAGCGAGGGTGTTGAGTTGATGAAAGAACTAGGCATTGAACTTGATGAGGCAGAACTTGTTAGATGTAATTCAACAGGACTGACAATCTATAACCCACAAAATCTTGCTAGTATGATTAAAGGTATGAAGAATACTACAATGACAAGAGAGCAGAAAATAGCAATCAGAAAGGAATATGAAAAACAAAATAACTTAAATTAACTATTGACAATATTGGGATTATGTTATATAATCCCAATATAAAAACAAACAAAAGAAAGCGAGAAATAATGAAAATAGAAAACACACTTCAAGTTGGTACTAAGTTTATTATTACATATAGACCAATGACACATAAAGGCGAGTTAAGAAAAAAATTAAAAGACGATAAGAGAACTCGTTCAATAACTAGAAAAGCGCGTTGGAATGAAAAATGCAAAGTAGTGAGAGATAAAATAACTGATAAGATTAGATATATTACTTATTGGGATTTAGAGGCAAATAATTATAGGTGTGCAGTCGGTCAAGCTTTTATTACAAGTGAGGTCGCATAATGCCCAATAAACATTTTTGCCAAGGTCCGAATTGTCATACAAATCCAACTACAGATAGATTTCTAAAATCTAAAGGCATAATTCGTGGGCGCTATGCATATGCTAAAATAGATGATACTGAAAATAGATATGGTTGGAGATATCCAGACTCAGATAAATACTTTTGTAGCCAAGGCTGTAAGAATGAATGGTTGAATACTCATATGGAAAGTATTGCAAGAAGAACATTGCCACCATTTATTGAGCATAGAAGAATAACCGAGGGATATGAAAAAGCAACTGAACAACATTATGGACGTAATTATTCAACCATTAAAAAAATACAGGGGGGTGCGACAGAATAGCTATTGACATTTAGGAGATAATAGGATATAATGGGAGCATAAATTAACAAAGGAGCGACATGACTAAAACACTTAAAAAAGAATATCAACCAGGCGGATCTAAAAGACAACAACTTTTAGAACAGGCAGTTGACTACTTAAGAAAACCAGGACAACTTCAAGGTGATAAACATCATTTTTGTTTGACTAATTTAATGATGACTGAGACAGAATATCTGGAAGCATTAAACAAGGCAACTAACGGAGGATTAGAAGCCTGGGCAAATTAACTATTGACTTTACTCCCATTATAGGATATAATGGGAGTATTGAAAGCGAGGAAAATATGAAAACAATTAACTACAATAACAAGGAATACAAACTTCCTTTTGATGTTGCACTACCAGAAGATGCAACAGCAGAGGACACAGTAAGAAATAGATTTGGCGGTGAGTCATGCACATTGCCAGCGTTTGCAATCGCTGTCTATGATGTAATCATAGGCGCTGAGATGTTGCAAGATTATAAAACAGTAAGACAAGGTTTAGATTGGTTTAGTAGAAATTTTACTAAACAATATATGGTACTCTTAGACTAAAGAGTCTCGCTCCGGTTGTATGCATAAACTGCATACAACCACAGGTTGTGCGCCGCTTCGCGGCGCGCATCTTTCATAGAGGTACCAGACCCTCCATCAATTTTGAAATTTTTTTAAAAACCTTTTTCTTTTTTTTAAAAAAGGGGTCCCAAAGTTTTACCTTTAGGGCTTGATTTACAGGTTTAAAGCCTTAAAATACCTTCTAAGGTTTCAAAATAACCCTGAAAAAATTTTGCAAAAAAATTTTATGAATGAAAAATTTATACAGAACCTAGACAAATTACCTGCTGACGTAAGAAGACAATTCTCTTTATTGATGAATCAGTACGGGGAAAAGAAAAAACAATCATCAATTCAAAATGATTTCCTGACATTTGTTAAACATGTTTGGCCAGACTTTATTGAAGGCTCCCACCATAAAAAAATTGCTGCCAAGTTTAATGCTCTAGCTGAAGGCAAAATAAAAAGATTAATTATTAACATGCCACCAAGACATACTAAGTCTGAGTTTGGTTCTTATCTTTTGCCCGCCTGGATGGTTGGAAGAAATCCTAAATTAAAAATTATTCAATCCACTAATACCACTGAGTTATCAGTTAGGTTTGGTCGTAAAGCAAAAGGACTAATGGACTCCGCGGAATATAAAGAAATTTTTAATACTAGACTTAATCCAGATTCTCAAGCCGCAGGTAAATGGGAAACGGCTCAAGGTGGAGAGTATTATGCAGCGGGTGTAGGATCGGCAATCACTGGAAGGGGTGCCGATTTATTAATCATTGATGATCCACATTCTGAACAAGATGCCATGAACTCACAAGCTTTGGATCGAACTTATGAATGGTATACATCCGGCCCAAGGCAGCGTCTTCAACCCGGTGGTTCTATTATTGTAATCATGACTCGTTGGAATGAAAAAGATTTAACGGGAAGATTATTAAATGCACAGAAAGAAGTTAAAGCCGATCAATGGGAGTTGATTGAGTTCCCTGCAATTCTTCCCTCAGGAAAACCTGTTTGGCCAGAGTACTGGAACATAAAAGATTTAGAAGGAGTAAAAGCTTCGATCCCTGGAAGTAAATGGAATGCTCAGTATATGCAGAATCCAACTTCAGAAGAAGGAGCTTTAATAAAACGTGAATGGTGGAAGTCATGGGAGTCCGATGATTTGCCTCCTCTTCAACATGTTATTCAAAGTTATGACACCGCATTTATGAAAAAAGAAACTGCTGACTTTTCTGCTATTACAACGTGGGGAGTTTTTCGTCCCTCTGAAGATGAACCACCTAATTTAATTTTAGTAGATTCTCTAAAAGGTAGATACGAGTTTCCTGAATTAAGAAGAATTGCTTTAGAGCAATATGGATATTGGAATCCTGAAACCGTTATAATCGAGAGTAAGGCATCAGGGCTTCCTCTAACTTATGAGTTGCGTAAAATGGGAATCCCTGTTATAAATTTTACACCTAGTAAAGGCAACGATAAGCACACTAGAGTAAACTCGGTATCACCTCTGTTCGAGAGTGGCCGAATATGGGCGCCCAAAGAAATGGAGTTTGCTCAAGAAGTAATTGAAGAATGCGCTGCTTTTCCTTATGGGGATCATGATGACTTGGTTGATAGTATGACTCAAGCAGTGATGAGATTTAGACAGGGTGGTTTGATTCAACACCCTGAAGATTATAAGGAGGAAAAAATTCCTCCAACACAAAGGACATATTATTAATGGAAACTTACGCAGATGTAATTGACTCTTGGGAGATAAGTGAGGATAAAAAACAAGGAGTTAGCTTGACGGATTATATAAATAAGCATAATATAGAAATAGCCTACCCCAAAAAAAGGGCCCATGGAGGAATGATGAGAACTAATTATGCTTACGGAACAGATGATGAAGACTTCGGTGAAGAAGAGTTAGATACAATTGAATTAATGAAAGATCAAAACATTCCTTATGGCGAACAAGTCAAGGGTCAGGATTCAGGCATCATGCAAATGGCTTACGAGCCAGGAAACTATGATCCAGAATTAGTGGAAGCATACGAACAGTATAAGTATGACATGAACGAACAGAAACCTGGAATGCCTATCATGGAAATAGATGATTTTATTAGAGTGTATGTAGGAGAGGGTTCAGCAAAAATTGATCCAACGATTAGAATCGAAGAAGTCGTAAAAGAATTCATTAGAGAAAGAGGTCGTAAACCAAATTCTCTACAAGAGTTAAAAGAATTTTATGAAATGAGAATCGGTACCGCTAGAGGATCTGGTGAAACTGATACGGTAAGAGAATTAATCGAAGAAGACAAAACTAAAATTACATTAGCTTCAGGTGGGTTAGCCAATATCCTAGGAGTGTAAATTGAAAATTCATGAATATAATGAAATGATGGCGTATCTGACGCGCCCGCGTCAGAGATACGAAAACGGTGGACCTGTTATCCCTGAAGCCAAACCTTCCCCAGAAGAAATTAAAAAAATTCAATGGAACAATAAATTAAAGCTTTTAAAAAAAGCAAGAGATGGAATGGGTCGAAGAGATTGGCTTAATTTAGTAAGTGAACATTTAGATGATGGTGTTGAAGAAGACATTATTACACGAGAAGAATTTAATGCAGCTATTTCTCCTTTGTTCGGTCAAGCAGGGGAAGGACAAACAAGAGCTTTAGAGCAAGACGACTCAATCCCTGTAAAAGATTTATTAGAAATACAAGGAGAGACGAGAGAAGATTATCCGCCTTATCTTTTAGCTGAAGGAGGTCGTGCAGGTTTTAGTGGGGGCTCTCTGGAAGAAGAATATTATGGACCACAAAAATTAGATTGGAAAGCAAACTATCCTGATTTAACTTGGGAAGAATATTTAAGATTTAAAAGCTCTGGTTCTTTTGCTGAGGGTGGAAGAATAGTACCTCAGTTAGTTAAGCCCACTATTGATGGATCGAGACCGGGCTATGCTGGAAGACCAAAAGGGTTTGATATAGAAGCTGTTGAGACAGTGGTTAACAACGCTAATAAAAGCCTTAAATATATGAGTTTAGATGATGTAGCTAAACAGATTGATGGGGTAAAGAATGGAGTCCATCTACAAGGAATTATTAAAAAAAATAATATTAGTAAATTAGATTCTTTTGGCACAAAAGTTGAAAAAGCTTGGATAGAGTTATTCCAAGATTCAAGTAGAAATGCGGATGAAGTATTAAAACCTCTTTATAAAATAGCTGAAATGATTGGTAGTAAGAGTAGTAAAACACCAGGTCGTGTTAGAGTAGATAATATAAGTCTTGCATTAAAAAATTCTAAAAACTTAGATTACGCAAATGAGGTAAAACCTTTAATCAATAAATTAAGTAGTGCTAATTTTATTAGAAAAATAGGAGGTAAAGATTGGAGAATTTCTGATGTGGAGTCTAGCATTTACACTAAAAGTATGTTGAGAGCTCCTAAAACTGATGCAGAGCATTTAATGAATTACGTTGTTCGGCACCAAGATCAAGCTGGTGGAGATGCTATCTTTAATATTTTTGATGAAAAATCAGGTAAAAGAATCACAAACATGGCAGATGTTGATTCTTACCACGATATTATTTTTAAAGATTCTACCGGTAAAACGTATGACATGGATTATTTGCTTCGAAACAGTAAAACTGATCCAATGTTTAAAGAATATTATGATCTTCAAGATCAATTAAAAGTAATGAGAGATAAATCATATTGGCCAGATGGCTCTAAAATTATTGATCCTAAAACTGGTAAACATGTTACCTTTGGAAATTATTCTGCATCTATGTATAAGCATGGGTATGGTTACACTAAAGCTTATAACAGATTTCCTTATGAAACAGATCATTTAGATCTTAAAAAACATCCTTTTAAAAATTTAACAATACTTCCTCAAAGAATTAATATTGCATTAGGAGCTGCTGATAGACTTAACAGACCCGATGTAAAATATAAAATAGGAGGAGAACATTTTCGTAATTTAAATGTTGACGACCTTATGATGCAAGAAAAAGATTTAGGAACAAAAATTTTAATATTTGATAAACAAGGAGATCATATAGGTAAAAAATTAAACACTCCTTATAGAGCTGCTAAAATTAAAGTTGATAAACCAGTACAAGGTGACTTTAAAACTCAGGCAACTAGTCTTTTAAAAAAAGCTAAACCGGTGATCAAAGGAGCTGTAAAAGGAGCATTAAAACAAATTCCCGTGGCAGGAACTGTATGGGGAGTGAGTGATGCTGCGGAGGCTGCAGAGAGGGGTTTAACTAAACCTGATGAATCATTTGTTGCTTACCATGGAGGACCTGATCTTGCACAGTGGTGGTCGGATTATAAAGCTAAACAAAAAGATAAAGCACCTACTTGGGCTAGTTCTTCCTTAATTAATCCCTTTAAAAACTCTCCACCAGATGAGGGTGAAGAAGTAATAAGTGAGGAAGTAGAAAAAACAGAAGCTAAACCTTTATTCGGAAAATATGCAAACCAAATCAAAGACATCAAAATACCCTAAGACCTGGCTCCTGGCGCCTGAATCAGGACCCACGCCTCAGGGGTTGAATATTAATTATAATACTGTTAAAACAACGCAGGAGAAAAGTAATGGTAGACAAAATAGACAAGGCCTTGACACAAGGTCCAAGAGGGTCCGTAACTATACCGGGTGACGAACAGATTCAAGAAACTGTTGAAGAAGTTTCAGTAGAAGAGCAACAGGCACCAGGGCCCATAGAAACAACAGAAAATGAAGATGGATCAGTTGAAATTAATTTTGATCCCAATGCAGTTTCCCCAGAAGGTGGCGATGAACACTACGCTAACTTAGCAGAATTTTTACCAGACAATGTGTTATCAGAAATGGGATCAGACCTTTCTCAAAAATACATGGACTACCAAATGGGTAGAAAAGATTGGGAGAAAACTTATACAACAGGTTTAGATTTATTAGGTTTCAAATACGATATGAGAACGGAACCATTCCAAGGAGCGAGTGGTGCAACTCACCCAGTACTTGCTGAAGCTGTAACTCAGTTTCAAGCTTTAGCTTATAAAGAATTATTGCCAGCAGATGGCCCAGTTAGAACAGCTGTGATTGGTGCTCCAACACCAGAAAAACAACAGCAGTCTCAACGTGTAAAAGATTATATGAATTACGAGCTCATGGAGAAAATGAAAGATTATGAGCCAGACTTTGATCAAATGCTATTTTATTTACCACTAGCGGGATCAGCTTTTAAAAAAGTTTATTATGATGAACTTGAACAAGCGCCCTCATCAAAGTTTGTACCTGCAGATGATTTGATTGTACCGTACACTGCTACCTCATTAGAAGATGCGGAAGCAATCATCCATCGGGTAAAAGTATCTAAAAACGAATTAAGAAAACAACAAGTTGCTGGCTTTTATAGAGATATAGAATTAGGCACACCTAGAAATGTTGAAAACGATGTAGAGAAAAAAGAAAGAGAATTAGAAGGACAAAGAAAAACTCAAGATGATGATGTTTATACTTTGTTAGAGTGTCATATTAATTTAGACCTAGAAGGTTTTGAAGATCAAGATCAATCAGGTGAACCTTCTGGAATTAAAATTCCTTACATTGTGACAATTGAAGAAGCGTCAAGAAATGTTTTATCAATTAAAAGAAACTATGAAATTGGTGATCCACAGAAAAAGAAAATAGATTACTTTGTACACTTTAAATTTTTACCGGGTTTAGGTTTTTATGGTTTTGGTTTAATTCACATGATTGGTGGATTGTCTAGAACTGCAACAGCTGCATTAAGACAATTGTTAGATGCTGGAACTTTATCAAACTTACCAGCTGGTTTTAAAATGCGTGGGATTAGAATTAGAGACGACGCACAATCTATTCAACCTGGAGAGTTTAGAGACGTAGATGCTCCTGGTGGAAACTTA